ATCCTCACCGCTTATTGCTGCAAAGCTGCTTTCCTCACCATTAATACCTGCAACAAAATAATTAGTATCAATTGCTACACCACCAACATAAATATCACTTGTTCCGATTGCAGGCTGTCTAAATGTAGTATTGTAATGTTTGTTTAAAACCCATTCTAAAAGTAACTTTTGACCGGTTACACTTGCACGTTGCCTTAATCCTACATTATCACCAATTAGTATCCAGTAGTTAGTATCTATACATGGTGTCATTATTGGTACATCACGAGTAGCAATGTAAATTTGATAGTCCAAATACTGAACTACTGTGTCTTTTGGGTAGGTTGAAACGGAATTCCAAATAGCACTATATTCACCGTTTGCATAATTGTTAAAAAACAAATCATGCAGCCATTGTACAGGGCTTAGTAAAACACTTATCCAAGCCAAATAACGAGGCAACCGCTTGTACGGTGGCGTTAGCTGTTTGCCAAAATTATCCGTATTTAAGTTGTAAATACTCATTATAGAATTGTGTATGTAATTTTATCTGACCAAGTTTCACCGGCTGTAGTTTCCTCAACTGCGTAACCGGCAAACGGAACAGCAGAAATAATAGAAAGGGTGTAGTTGTCTATCATTTTGAATCCATTGGCTAAAGGTATTGAGTTAGCACGAAGCCAAACATTCTCTAACTTTAAATCTTTCACTCCCACCACCTGCCGGATGGCAATTTCTAAATCGACAATTTTAATCTGACCATCAAAGTCAATTCCTGATAAGTACGCGTTAATGCCTGTCTCAACATTTGCCTGTATAGTTGCGGAATACTGACCATCGTAGTAGATAATCCCTTCAATAAATAGCTTGTCGGATATTGCGTTAATCAACTCCCAATAAACGCCGGCCGGAACTAACTCGCTAAAGTATGCTTGCAATGCCACCGGCTCTGCACCTACTAATTGTGTTGGTGGTTCGCCCTTTGCTACTTTTATTTTAACGATTTTATTTTGGTCTGTCGTCACGCTTGCCCTAGTAACTATTCTTAACGATGGGTCTATAACAGGAAACGCAATTTTAGTATTATCTGTAATTTCCAATACTTGCGGATTGACAGCAGAATATTGAAACTCTAAACATTTTTGTCTAATCCACTTAGGAGTACCAACATAGTTGTTTTCAACTGTTGTTTCAATTTCGGTTCTAAATAAATCAAGTAATTGCTCTAGCACATTATGGCAGGCAGCTACAATAAATATCCACAATCGCCAAATTGACGTTTGCGATGTACTTGTTAACCCTGATAAGTTGCTATCTGCTGCCTTAGCATCTAACATTTGTTGCGCTATTTCACTTGTACTTCTTGCCATTATTCCAATAATCTAAATCCGTTATTTTCTAGTAATCTATAATCGCCATTTTCCAACAATCTTAGCGATGGAAATGTAGGACTAACTGTTGTGTCCAGTATTAATGTATCAATTTGTGCAGGCACTAAATTATCTTCAAAATAGTCCTTTCCGCTTGTTTCGTAGCTTAAAATATATTCCTGAATATTGGTGTGGTCAAAGTTTTGAACTTCGCCCCTTCGCAATAATTTTGTGTTATAATCAGATTGAAACGTGTGTACTACTAAATGTAAATCCTGCTTTAATTGTAAAATATCCACATCCTCTGTTTTGTAACTTTCGAAACCTAAATGAAAATTCACAATCATATCATACTTTTGAACACCTTTTAAGTAGTCGCTGTAAACAATATCTGTAAACTCAATCCAGCAGCATGGGTAAAGAAAAGGTACATTTACATTTTCGCGCTCAAATTGATTGTCCCACAAGCCAACTTTTTTAAGTGTTGTGAGTGTTTCAACCCTTGCTTTTAATGCTGTGTAGTATTCTAGTTGCATTATTGTTTAAATCCCTTGTCTATGTTAGTAATTAATATTTTTTTAACCTTTTCATTCAAGTTCCAACTATCGCCTATAAATTGGCGTTTAGGCATTTTGAAAGGTGCTTTGCCCCAAGCCCTACCTGTTAACCCATCATTATGAATCTTTGCATAAGGCAAATCACTTGCAATTCTTACACTTAGATTGGCTTTGTTGACAGTATCAAAACGAATTGAACGCCTTAAATCGCCCGACTTAACCAACACAGCCCTACCAATGGAGTTTCTGCTTTGGTCTTTTCTAGGCTTCCACTTAGTTACATTTTTATCGTCAAACCCTTGTTTTCGAAAGTTATCGTAAAAGAATGTTTTGGCTGTCCTACCCATAAGAACTAAAGAAGCCTCAAGTTGTGTTCTAACCTGCTTCTCAACCTTACCCATGTCAAACCTATTAGCCATTAATTCAAATTTATTATAAACACCCTATCAAACCTGTCAATGTGAACATACCAGTTATGCAAGTAAATAGATGGAATTCTTATTTTCATTTAGGTATAGGAAATCCAAAGTTATTTTTTGCTGCTGCTTTATCACCTTTTGCAATTTTGAAGTAAGGGTGCTTATCCTTGCCTTTTGTTTTAAAAATGTATTTATCAATACCGCTATTCATCATAAACTCAGGAGGTACATCGTCCGGCTTCAGCCAACCCTGTAAATTAGTTACCGTTCCTTCTTCTGCGGTAATCTGCCTTACGGAGCATCTACACCGCCAACCGTTAGGAGGGTAATAATTAGTCCAAAACTTATCATTTACCGGTCTAACAATTTTATCCAAAGCAACGTGTGTTGGTCTAACTCTGCTATCGCCAACAGTATCGTATTCTAACAATGGTAACAAATCAGCATCAGCCACTATCCTGTTCCACTCAGCAGCCATTCGTGAACTAGCCAAACTAGTTTGATACTCAGCTTGCAAATAGGCAACATTGTAATCCTCGAACACCTTTAACGCCTCATCTTTAAACTTATAAAAAGAACTTTTTAACTCCGGCTGCACAAGCAAATCACTCATTGCTCTTACATTTTGATAAGTCTTTGCACCGCTAAAAATGTAAATGTTTTCGGTTAAATCCTGTAACATCAACAAGTCAGGACTGTTAAACTCTACACTTATCAACTCTGCCTTTAAACCTTCCTCAAACCCTTTCTTAACACCATTATTCAAATAGCCTGCTGTTTTATAATACATCGAAGGAGGTAAGTTGTCAACTGTTACCTGTCCTATCCAAATATCATTTATAACCCTGTTAGCATCATTTTCATCAAATGGGCTAGGTGGTTCTTCCTCTTTGGCTATATTTGAAAACCCACAACCACACATTAACGGTAAAGGTTTTTTAATTTCTTTTCTACCCCTTTCGGTGAATTATCTTCAACCTCGCCATCAATCTCAACACCGTAAGTTTTTTCTAAATACTCAATGTTGAACTTAAAATAAGGCATGAATGATGAATCAATCTTTGCCTTATCGACCAATGAAACACTTTCCGACAAATCAAACTCAAACGAACAACCGCTTAAATCAAAGCCCAAGTTAACCATCATTGGTAATAACTGGTCGTTAATCCAAAATTGAGCGTTTAAAATATCTTGTTTCGAAATAATCTTACTTACATCTTCATGAACTTTCGAACTACCTGAATAAGCCTTTTCGTCTGTTGTTCCTGTTTGCCCTAAAATAATTTTACTTATTTCTGTATTGCAGCGTTCAACTAATTCATTAAACACTTGGTAAGCATCTGTATTACTTGCTTGCGCTAGGTCTATTTCATCGTTTAAATCCATCACCGCCCATGTCGCCACACTCATATTCTTAAGTGTGTTTTCCATGTTTTTACGAGTAACGTCATCCCTTACATCTGTTTTACCTAATCTAATCGGAGAGCCAAATATTTCAGCAAATTCGCTCCACGCAAACATTGCGTTTTTCTTCCAAATAACATAAGGTGCTAACTTCATCAAGATACCCAAATTCTTAGTGTCGCCAATACCCAAACACCAATTTGAATAAGGTTTTTCATGGTAATGCACCCCTTCTGTTACGGTAGCTGTATTATTTCTTACAATTCCACGCTCTGGTATCACATAGATTCTAGGAACTAATGTTGCTGATTCAAACTTATCATTCACAACATCGCTAAACTGAATTAATGAGTAGCCCCAAAAAATGGAATCTAGCCCCAAGCTCATAAAATCGTAAAACCATTTATTGTTTAATATCTTGGTCTTTTTTGTATCAATTTCGCCGGCTGCGTTTAAAATATTAAACTTTTGGGCAAGTACCTTTGATTTACGCTGTAACATTCCTGCCTCAACTTGTCCATCTAATACAATTTGTTGGTAAACTTGGTATAGTAAATATCTGTTAGGATATAACGGACTTTCTGCAGCTTGTAATGCTATTTGGAACTTTTGAGCATCGGCACGTACACGCTGTAACTGTTGCGGTATCTCGATGTACTTGGTTACACTAGCGGCCTTTGGCTTAGTCTTATCAAAATTAATAAATGAGGGTAAATAATCTTTCCAAGCCATTACATAAAATTGTTAGTTTGTTTCTCAGAACTTGCACCTGATGTTATAGATACGCCCCCGTATTCGGGAGAAAGCACATTTAACACCTCTGCTGTATCCGTTCCGCTTGCCCATCTGTCCAATTGGTCTAATGCCTCACGATTTCGTTCAATTCTTAAATCGGGTATATTTCTAGGGTTTATTCTTGCGTGTGCATTGTAAAGAGCCATGTCCATAGCTAACTCAACGAACATTGGATAACGATTATCTGCGTTAGTCCAATAAGTTGTGTTTGTTTGAATGATGTTAACCATTGGTGACCAGTAAGTATTATTGTCTAACTCAAAATTTGTAGAGTTAGCAACACAGGTATAAACGTAGTAATCCGAATCGCAAACAATATCACCTATCACATAGGACTTAGTTTTTTCCCATTGGTTAAATCCCTTAACGTAGTAAATAGTAGTTACAAGCACTCGTTCACCGCTTCTGTAATGTTTTGTAGATGAATAAGCATCATTTCCTCCAAGTTCAATGTCAACAACATATCGCTGAACTAACTTGGTTCGCATCCTGCTAATTGCCTTTACCTCAGAATCCAGTAAATTCTGCGCAACACCTTCTGTTATTTGCGCAAGGTCAACAGCTTGGATAATACTTGAATAATCGGAATCTAAAAGAAATCTACCCATAACGCAAAATTATAGGTAAAACAAATTGATTACTATTTTTGTGCCAATATTATTTAGTAGCGATTTGCCTTTTCATCCTTATTATGTCCAGTAATAACCATTCTAGATTGATTCAATGTTTGGTAGGCTGCAAATTCCTGATTGAAGGCTGAACACATGATGTAATCAAATAAGTCTGTGAAGTGTCCGTATTTTTGGAATCTAACCTTTGTTTTGGGGTCGGTATCCATTTCTTTGTTCTTTGTGCCATCAGCAGCTTCTTTTATTAAAATTAAGTCGTTAATAGAAAATCTGCAATGCTCACCTATTATAACTTTTACTCCACCTAATTCATTCTCTAGGACTGTGTTTATCCAGTTACCACGCATCACAACACTAGGATTGCTTTTTAAAACTCGCTTTACTGGTCTGAATTGCTCTAAATTATCAATTATAAGTTTGTAGAAATTATGCCCTTTTTCTAGCTTGGTATCTTCCTTTTGTGCTGTTGCATCGCCATAAACAAACATTCCTGCTGTGTGGCTTTGGTATTTGCGTATAATTTCATTACAAACTGACTTAACTGTGTTGTACGGGTTAACGCCTGCAATCTCGTCAATCATGGTAATTGTTTTACCTTGTATTTGAAATATTCCACAAGGCAAGTAGGGGTTCACGTTGTCATCCCAACTAATGTGTAAAGGCAAATCTTTATTGTACTTCGTTGGTGCTACGTGTTTGTCCAACTCAAAGCACTTGTAAAACTCACCTCCAACTTTTAATGAAATATCCCAATTGCCGTTAACAAATACCTCGTATTGATAGCGTGGCATATTGGTAAGGTTGTCGATGTAGGCTTGTGGTAAATGTGGATTATCTGTAATCTTCGCAGGAACGTAAGCCCATCTATCAGGCAAAGTGCTAGTTTTCCATTTATCGTAAATAACCTTCTTTACCCACCCGAAAGTTGGATTACAGGTTGCTAGTATTATTGGCTTTGGTTGTTCTTCCTCAGATAGTCCTTCAATAATCCATGCACCGGCACGTTCAAATGCCTTGTAAAATGTCTGCTCCTGACACTCGTTAATTTCCTCGAATAAGAATCCATTAACCTCTAGCCCCTTCATCCAGTCCAAGTCCTTATCCCTGTCGTAGCTTTCAGATTTAAACAGAATAACAGAGCCGTTTGGGTGAGTGTATTCGTATGGGGATTGTCTTAACTTACCGCTTGGGCTAATTTTTTGGAATGATGGGATTGTGGTTGTGCGTATTTTCTCCATGTCCTCCCTGATAATGCACCATCGAGATTTTGGATAGACTGTACATAAAACTAATAATGCAGATAAACCCCAAACAGACTTACCGCCACGCTACCGGATGGCACCGCCATAGAGTATGAAGTTGTACTTCGCACTCTCTAGCAATACCATCGCTTCAGATTGTTTAGGGGTTAGTTCCATTTATAAATGTTTCCATGTTAACCTGTTTTTTTACCTGCCCTGAAGGATTTTTAGTCCCTGCCAGCTTCATGCTGCTCGGTAAGCGACCTAGACTTTTACTAGGCTCGTAGGTGTGCCACTATCGAACGTGGCGAAGTTTGGTTTAATGCGCACTCATACCAAACGAGTTGCCTCTGCAATTGCCCTCTGCCAACACCTATTTATTTTTAAATTTTAATCTGCTTACCTCCCCAAACAATAGTCTGTTGAATCTTCTCGCCATCGGTAGTTAAATCTAGCTTGTCACCGTAAACTCTAGGCGCACGCTTGCTTGCTTTCCAACGGTAATGCTGTGCTAATTCCCTTGCCCTTTGAATCTCAACCATATCTCGTTTTGCATCAAGCAATACTTGCTCTGCCTTATCGTCAAATGTTGATGCTGAGATAATTAAAGCCTCGCGTACGCGCGCGGAATGGTCCGTATTGCTTGTAAACTCATGCAGCTTTGTTAATCCAATATTCAACTTTTGAGCAATTGTTTTGTAAGAATCGCCTTGCAGTATCATTTCAACGATATTATCTAGGTCTAATTCGATTTTCTTAGCCATTGTCTTCTACTATTTCGGTAACAGTAACCTGATTCTCTTTCCATTTTATCCTTATTTTCACTTAGTATTTCTCGGGTTTTAAGCATTTCGTCAATAGCAACGGTTGATTGTTTTAACAATTCAGTTGTTTTTTCAAATCCAATTACTTCTGCAACCTTCCCAACAAATAGCTGTTTTATCAGTTTTTCTCTATCCATTTTTATAAATCCTTTATCCCGTTATATCCATACAGGTTTTGACCTGTGAATTTTACACTTGATGAATTATTAAACTTCCATTTGTCAAAAACAATCTTGAATTCGTTGTAAGCCGGTATTAATGTGGGGTTAATTTCAAAATACGTTCTCATATTTGTAGCCACACCATTAACCAAGTTACCTTCACTTGCCCATAAGATTGACATTTTTTGAACCTTGTTTGCTCTTTTTGCAGCATCAGCTATTAACTGTATTTGCTCCTTAATTCCATCGCTCAAACCCTTATACGTGTTAAATTTTGAAGTTGAAACGTAGTCTACAAGGTAAATTGTATCATGGTAAGCAACTAACCAATCAGCAACCTGTTCAGGAGTAAATGCACCTGCATTATCCTTACATCTAGCCACGTAAATATCGTAAGTTAGCCCATTAGCTTGGCAGTAGTTATAAATTGCTAAATCGTTTGTTTTGAAGGTAGCAAAATCGCCATAGGGATTTGTTTTCCAAAACTCCCATTCCTGACTAAACCCTGTAAACTTTTCTGCCGCTGTTACGCACCCAACATTATAAGCTGCCGGCGTTCCTGCGTCCGACAAATTAATAGCATTTACGGATTGTGTTACGTTTGCGTGTCGCTTGGTAATTCCTAATTGATTTAATTCGGTGTTAAGAGTTCGTATTAAAGTTCTGTTACTCGAATTATCCAGTAATGAGCCTAAGTAAAAAATTGGCTTTGTTACCATTTTATTAGGCAAAAATGTTTTAAGTGCGGTTCGTTTTGCACCATCCGGTAGTATGGTTGTAAATTCAGTTATGTAAAGCACAAAATCAGTTACCGCAACTACTGGTGGTGTGTTTGTAGGCGTTGGAGTTACTTGATTGCTTCTTTTTTCACTCATTCGAGTATTGGTTTTTTGTAGCCTGTTTCTCATTATTGCAAATATACAAATTTATTTATAAATGAAATTTTCAATTAACCTAGCTTCGTAAACTATTTTATCCCTGTTAACTACTGCTGCTTTGGAGAATATTCTAAGATTTTTAGCGTATTTTTTAAACATGGTGTTATTT